CCGCCGCGGCCGCCGGCGTTCACCGGCGGCCTGCGACGACGTACAGGGTCAGAGGCCGACGAACTGGCGCAGCTCAGCGGTGCGATCGACGCCGCCCACCAGGAAGAGCCCCGTGAGCATGTCGATCTCGATCACCACCACCCCGTCGACGGTGTGCTTGTAGTAGGTGCAGGTGGTCTGGGCCTCGCCTTCGCCCACCGCGCCCACCTTCTGGTCGCCGGGGGTGATCTCCTTGTGGGAACCGCGCACCACGATCTCGTGGAGCTCGTTGGCGCCGGTGTCCTGGTCCTGGTAGCCGCCGGCGAAGCGGACCATCTGCGAACCGAGGCCGGGCGCGCCGTAACCCGCCAAGATCTCCGGCGGAACCCGGCCCGCATACTTGTGGCCGAGGACGAGGACCTCATTGCCCATGTCCAGTTCGACGTCGAAGCCGGTGTTCAGCGTCATCGACTCGACCTTGCGGGTCAGCGGCGGCAGCGTGACGGTCTGGGCTTCGCCGGCGAAGGATTCGCCATTCACGAAGACATTCATCATCTTCAGGGTGCGGGGCAGGCGGGACATCGGGCGACCTCGGAGGCGGTATCGGGAGGGAAGAACCGCAGCGTCCTCATGGCCGTAGCCAGGGATGCTGCGGCAGAACGTCAGCCGCCGACGACGCCGGCGGCGAAGTTGGCGAAGTAGACGTCGGTCTTGGTGGCGGTGACGCCGAGCTCCTCGAGCGGCGGGACGTCGGTGAAGTCGTAGCGGATGGCGCACTTGCCGGCGGCCAGCGCGTTGCTCGGGTTCTCGGCCGGGTCGTACCAGGCCGTCGCGCCGATCAGCCGGCCCTGCCGGACAAGCTCGCGGAACTTGGCGTTGATCTCCTCGAGGATGTCGCGGACCAGGGTGGGGTGCAGCGGCTTGTCGGCGTAGGTCCGCATGCCCTGAGCGATTGTGTCCTTCAGGACGTGGTTGGTGCGCACTGTCGATTCGAAGGCGAACAACGGCTCGTCGGAGCAGGTGCGGTTGCCCCAGAAGCGGTAGCCGGTGTCGTTGATCAGGGCGGTGATGGCGGCCGCGTTCAGGACGCCGGCGTCGGAGGTCATGTCCTCGAAGTCGTAGGACATCGCCTGGGTGATCCCCGTCACGCTGCTCAGCGGGACGTTCGAGATCGTCTTGTGCCAGCCCATCTCGCGATCAATGCGGGCACGCAGCCCCATGGCCAGGGCCGCGGCATGCACCTGGTCGGCGCCGCGCTTGCCGTCCGGATAGAGCAGCATCAGTTCGCGCTCGGAGAACTCACCCCGATAGGTCACGGCCTCGGCGATCGTGTCGGCGCCATCGCCGCCGGCGGATGCATAGGCGAAGCCACGGAGCTTACGGGCGGTCTCGGCGAGCTTGGCCGCCACCACCTGGGTGTCGAAGCCGGGGGCGCCGAGGATCTTGGGGCGGAAGCCGACGACTGACTGCGCCGATTCCAGCTTTTGCACCGCGGCGGCCACGGCGGTCTCGGTGGCTGCGGCGTCGGCGCCCTCAACCGCACGCACGATGACGGCGACGGTGTTGGCCTGGTCGCTGATCGCCTGCAGGGCAGGGGCGAGGCTGTCGCCTTCGCCGGCCTTCGAGATGGCCGACCGGAGATCGGTGACCAGGACCGGAGTGTCGGCCGGGAAGGCGGTTGCGTCGGCGTCGGCCGCCACGGCGACCAGGCCGATGACCGCGGTGGCGGCCGTCGCGAGATAGCGCTTGGCTTCGGTGGATTCCGCGAACTTCAGGCCGTGATAAAAGGTCATCGTCTCAGATCCTCGAGGTGAGATTTGCCGCGCCAGCGCCGGCCGCGAGCTGCAGCGGGACGCCGATACGGAGCAGGGCGTTGGGTGTGGGGGCGGCGGTGTCGAAGCCTTCGACCACCAGCTGGGCGCGGCCGGTGGCCAGGTGCTCGAGCATCACGCGGGCCAGGCGGAAAACGGGCAGCCAGCGCATGAGGGCGACCGCCGTGGCGCCGTAGATCTTCACCGTGGTCGACGCGTTCTGAGGCTGGTCGATCAGCTCCTTCAGGCTCGAGCCGAAGTCCCGGCGCATGACGCGCGTGCCGACAGGCGTGAGCAGGACGGTGCGGATGGCCTGGTTCAGCCACTCCTCGCGGGAGATCGGCTGCAGGGTCTGGGCGCTGAAGCCGCTCATTGCGGTTTGCCGGTGGCGCCCGGCCCCGGCTCGACGCCGGGGTGGATATGGTTCTTCAGGCTGACGCCGCCGGCGACGACGTCGCCAGAGCACTGGACGTCACCGTCGATCTCGATGTCGGCGATGACCTGGATCTTCCCACCGGCGGGCGGGGCGATCCTCAGGACGTGGGTCGCCGGGTCGTAGCTGATCTGGCAGCCATCTCCGAACTGGACGAGCTCACTGTCGCCCGCGGGCAGGGGGAAGTGGTCGGAGGTCACGCCGGGCAGGAAGACGCCGGCCTGCATCTCGCCCTCCGGGCAGAGCAGGAGGCCCTGCTCGCCGACCGAGGGGCGGGACCGGATGATCGTCTCGCCGGCCCTAAAGCAGAACCAGGGGATGGGGCCCGACGTCAGGTCGCCGGCGCGCACGATGCATCGGTCGTCCGTGAGGCTTTCCACCACGGCGAAGCGGATCTGATCGCTGGCTCGGCGCTCGATTTCAGAGGGGTCACCCATGGCCGGCACGATGGCGAGGCGGCGGCAGGCTTGCGCGCGGGCGCTGTCGGGTAACGGGCCGGCCCGACAGCCTTAGGGCTTGGGCTTGACCTTCCAGCGGCGGGGACGGCGGTTGTTCGCCTGTTGCAATGGGGTCGCCCACCGGCAGTTTCCCGGCTCGTAGCCCCGGTCGTTTGCGATCCTGTCCAGCGATAGCCCAGCGGGCCGCGGACCCATGTCTTCAAGAAAAGCCTCGAAGCTGCCACGCCAGCGCTCGCAGACCTCAATGCCCCGGCCGCCCCATTCCGGATAGTCGGGGCTTTTGGTGTTCAAGCAGCGGTTCTTCATCGAGACCCAAGCCTGATAGGTCGGCCAGTTGCCCTTGCCATGGGTCGAGCCGTGGGTGCGCTTGGCCGTGGAAACAGCCTCACGACGGTAGCAACCGCAACTGGTGGACCGCCCGCTCCGAGCTAGGCGAATGCGCGTCTGATGTTGAGCGCCACAGTCGCATCGAAAGAGCCAGATGGTGTCGCCGCTCTCGCGCCGCAGCCGCCGGAGAGCGACAAGCCGGCCGAACCTCTGACCAGTTGGATCGGGCAGGCGTTTGACCATCAGCGCCGCCCGAACGCCTCGAGCGCTTTGGCGGCTTCGAGAAACTGGCTCCAGGCTTGTTCAGGCACCTGAACCCAGATGTGTCCAGGGGCCAGAACCGGCTTACTCGCGGCGTGCGCAGGGCTCGCGATGATGGGCGCAGCCAGGAGCACGGCGAACATGCTGCGGCGATCGAGCGGCTTAGGCGAGTCGGGTGTATAGGTGCGGGCAGCTTGGGGCATGCGATCTCCTAAGGATCGAGCGTCAGGTGAGGGCCGAAGCGAGGTAGCCGCCTTGCTTCGGTCCGCTATTTCTGGCATCAGAAACCTACCATGTCAAAGGTTTCTAGCGCTAAAAAGTCAGGACGCCCCCGGGTTGATGCGGTCCCGGTCAATGTGCGCCTGCCGCCACGATTGCTCGCGGCCCTCGATCATTACCGCTGGAATCAGCAGGACATCCCAGGTCGGCCGGAGGCTATTCGGCGGATTCTGGAAGAGGGCCTTCAGCCGTTCGACCACGTGCAACCGCCTCCGCAGGAGTCTGAGCCCTCGTAGCTGCGCAGGCGATCAGAGGGCGAGCGTCGGGCCGATGGCCGCGGCTTCGCGGAACCACTGATCGATGTCAGCCGAGGTCTGCTCGAAGAACAGGCCCATGATGCCGACCAGGGGATGATCGCGGCGCAGCTCCTTGGAGTGCACCCATTCGATCTGGGCCTTCTGGTCCTGGCTCGCGACATAGGCCTCCACGGCGTCAAGGCGGGACCCTTCCCCATGCGGCTCATCAAGGAGCTTCAGCCGGGCCTGGCGCATATCCACCGCGACCGGGACCGGCGTCGGGCCAAAGGTCATCGAGAGTACTGGCTCGCCCGCCTCGATGCTGAGGCTTCGCCCGATCTCGACCTGCCCGGGAAGCGGCTCCGGGACGGCCAGGGTGTGGATCCCGTGGGCCGCTCGCTGTTCTGGGCTGTAGCGTGAGAGCCGGCGGCGCGGGTGCTGGATAACTGCGCCGCCCGGCTGCTGGGTGCGAAAGGGCGCAAGGTCTGAGACAAACCTCGGCTCCCCCTCCCAGATGATCGCATAGACGTCGGCCATGACGTTGAAACCTTCAGGACAAGATGATGCGGCCGGGCTGGGGAACGCCGCCCACGATTGCGCCGGCGTCGCCTCTGTCGGGGTCCGCCGAGTTTCCAGGTGCGAGCGCTGAGCCGGTGAACAGCTCGCCGCCCTCTACGTCGTCAGGGTCGAGATAGCCGGAGCCGCCGCCCCCGCCGG